TTCTGTGAGTTGTTTCATTTCCTCTGCGCTGGTTCACGCACATGCGATGCGTGGAAGTCCGGCGGTCCTATCACCAAGGAGTAATCATGGCTACAAAGATGTCTAAAGGTCAAAAGAAGATCGGTAAAGTAATGCACGAGTACAAAGAAGGCACTTTGCATAGCGGTAAAGGCGGTCCTATGGTGAAAAATCGTAAGCAAGCTATTGCTATCGCCATGAGCGAAGCAGGTATGACAAAAGGTAAGAAGAAGAAATGACTTATTTAGAACTCGTTAATGATGTTCTAGCCCGTATGCGGGAGAATTCAGTACAGACTGTTACTGAAACTACCTTGTCTACTTTGATTGGTAAGTTTGTTAACGATGCCAAAAGCCAAGTAGAGAAAGCATACGGATGGAATGCACTGATGGATGACATTAGTGTCACTACTGCATCAGGAACATTTAAGTATGCCTTAGATGTTAATGCAGGGTTTCGTATCGATCAGATTCTGAACCTGACAAAGAACATTGAAGTAACCAACAAGCCTAAGAACTGGATGATTAAACACCAGAATCTAGGCACTGTAGTCAATGCTATTCCTAGCTATTACTGCATTGATGGCGTTAATGGCTCTAATCAGCCGTTGTTGTCTCTTTATCCTAAACCTGACGGTGTTTATGACTTGACCGTTTATGCTACGGTTCCTCAGGATGCGCTGAGTGCTAACTCTGACGTTCTCCTGGTTCCTTCAGAGCCTGTGATTCTTGGTGCTCTGGCTCGTGCATTGGTGGAACGTGGTGAAGACGGTGGATTGACTAGCTCAGAGGCTTATGCGCTTTATAAGTCTGCTTTGAGTGACGCTATTGCTCTTGAATCGTCTTCTGTTGGTGAAGAATCTGAATGGGTAGCAGTTTAAATGTCTCAAGCTTTACAAGTCTATTCAATCACAGCCCCTGGCTTTTATGGGTTAAACACTCAGGATAGTTCCTTGGATCTAGCCTCTGGGTTTGCTTTGACAGCTAATAATGCTGTTATTGACCAATATGGGCGTGTAGGGGCACGTAAAGGATGGACAGCACTTAATAGCTCTATTCCAACTAACCTTGGTGCTAATGACATTAAGGCCATTGCTGAGTTGATTGATCGTGATGGAACCAGTTATGTTCTTTGCGCTGGTAACCAAAGACTGTGGAAGTATGCTAGTGGTGTTTTAACTCAACTTACCTTTAACGGTGTTGGTACTGCTCCTACGATCACAAATGATAATTGGTCTACTGCTTATCTTGATGGGGATATGTATTTCTATCAGTTAGGTCACGTACCTCTTGGTTTTGATCCTGCTGCTTCTACGACTACTTATTATCGTGTAGACCAAGAGTCTGGCTATAACGGTACAGTTCAACAAGCGAATATTGTTATCAGTGCTCTTGGACGTATTTGGAATGCTGAGACAACCACAGATAAAGTAACTCTTCAGTGGTCAGATCTAAAGAATCCTCATAAGTTTGGTTCAGGTACTGCTGGTACATTGGATACCACCACGGTGTGGCCTAAAGGTGGAGATACTATCACTGCTTTGGCTAGCCATAATAACTTCTTGTTTATCTTCGGTAAGCGTAACATTCTTGTTTATCAAGGCGCTAATAACCCTGCAACAATGAGTCTGTACGATACCATCACTGGTATTGGCTGTATCGCCAGGGATTCAGTGGTAGAGACAGGCACTGATGTTATTTTCCTCTCTGAGACTGGTGTTCGTAGCATCCTGCGTACTATTCAAGAGAAGTCAGCTCCTTTGCGTGACCTTTCTAAGAATGTCCGTAACGATCTGATGAACATTGTTGCTGGTGAGACTCTGTCGAACATTAAGGCAGTCTATAATCCACGAGAAGCCTTCTATCTACTGACTTTACCTTCTGTTAAAACTGTATATTGTTTTGATATGAAGACAGCCTTACAGGACGGGTCTGCTCGTGTGACTACTTGGGATAGCATCGCTCCTGCTTCTTTTTGTCAAAAGGCTGATGGAACACTTTTGATGGGTAAGGCAGGTTATTTAGCCTACTATACTGGTTATACTGATAATGGCGAGTCTTACCGCTTTCAGTACTACACCAACCATACTGACCTTGGTGCTCCTTCTATCACCAGCGTGTTGAAGAAACTGTCTGCTGTGGTTATTGGTGGATCAAACCAAGACGTATTTATGAAGTGGGCTTATGATTTTACTGGTAATTTCCAGTCATCTACAGCAAGTATTCCATCTCAAGGGGTATCTTTATTTGGAGTTGCTGAGTATAATACGACTGCTGAATACAGCGGTGGAACAGCTCTTCAGACATTGTACACATACCCTACAGGCTCAGGTAAAGTGATTCAGACAGGCTATGAGTCTGTTATCTATGGTTCAGCTTTGAGCATCCAGAAACTAGAAATTCAAGCCAAGAATGGCAGACTCGGTTAAGGAGAATAAGATTGACTAACTACGTAAAATCCACTAACTTTACCACAAAGGATACTCTTCCTTCCGGTAATGCGCTCAAGATCATTAAAGGTTCAGAGTTTGATACTGAATTTAATGCTATTGCTACGGCGGTTAGTACTAAGGCAGATCTAGCATCTCCTACGTTTACAGGGACTCCTTTGGCTCCTACGGCCTCAGCAGGTAATAACAGCACTCAAATTGCTACCACTGCTTATGTGGATAATGCTGCAGCTACTGTGCCTAACTATCTGGATACAACTCGTATTAACGTAGCCAGTGCCTCTACTGTTGATTTGACTACCAATGCTCCTAATACCCGTCATATTAACATTACTGGTACAACAACGATTAACGGTTTTACTGTTGCTGCTGGTAAAACTTACTTTGTTCGTTTTAACGATGTCCTTACACTTACCTATGGCTCTGCTATCAACACAAACACTGAAGGTGTTAGGGACATTATAACCGCTAACGGCGATACCTGTATTATTCGTGCAACTGCTGCAAATACAGTTGAAATTTTGTCTTATGTTCCTGTTGGAACCTTGTCGAGACAGCTTCATAAAATTCAAGCCATTGTTAACTTCTTTGGTGCACAGACGTTAACTCTTAACCTTCTTGGCCCTGCTCGTATTGATTTTAGATCATCTACGTTGACTGATGGCGGTCTTAATAGCTATTATGTAAACACATCTAAAACTATTACAGTCCCTAGCGGTGCTACACTGGGAACTACCAGTGGGGTAGCAAGTAAGATTGCTCTATTAGCTATTGATTATGCAGGTACTGTTGAAGTTGCTGTGGTCAATACTGCTGGAACAGTTAATCTTGATGAAACTAAACTGATTAGCACCACAGCAGTGGATACGGCAGCGGATAGCGCTGATGTGGTTTATTCTGTAACTGCTCGTACTAATGTACCTTTCAGGGTTATTGGATATTTTGAGTCTACTCAGGCTACCGCAGGTGCTTGGGTGTCTACCACCAGAGTGTCTGGAACCTTCCAGGGAATGACCACGGGTTCAATTCCTGATGCATCGGTGACTTCTTCTAAACTTAGTGGAGCTCAGACGGGTACAGCCCCTGTGTACGGTGTACGTGCTTGGGTGAGCTTTGACGGTACTAAAGATACCTCTGGTGCTTCTTCTACAGCTAATACTAACCGCTTGATTATCAGTAGTGGTAACGTCACCAGTGTGTTGAGAAATGGTCAAGGTGATTATACTGTTACGATTACTACAGCAATGCCTGCTGCAACATATTGTGTTGTTTTTGGAGGTCAGATGACTACTGCGAGTAGCTCTAATAGTGTGGTTATTAAACCAGGAACTTCTCAAACAACTACAACTTTTTCTATTCACTCGTATACGGCAGGCGGTAACGCTGATTGTCCAATAATTAACGCAATGGTTATTGGTTAATGATTACTCATCATTTCTCAGACGGTCTATACGCTAAGGAAACCCGTATTCCTGAGGGTCAGATGCTGATGCAACATAAGCACAGCTTTAATCACATGAGTATCCTTGCTAAAGGTAAGGTAGTTGTTCTTGTTGATAATGAATCTAAGATTGTTGAAGCTCCAGCTTGTTTAGAGATTAGTGCTGGTAAACATCATGCTGTTAAAGCTTTGACTGATTGTGTTTGGTTTTGTATTCACGCCACTGACGAGACTGATCCGTCTAAGGTTGATGAAGTCTTGATAAGTAAAGGGGAATAATATGTCATGGATTACTGGTGGTGCTATCCTTGCGGGTAGCCTTCTAAGTGGAAACGCTGCAGCAGATGCAGCTCAATCGTCTGCTAATGCTCAGTTAGAAGCAGGTAGACAAGCCGCTGAAGCTAGTCGTTTCCGTCCGGTAGGTATTACTACTCGGTTTGGATCCAGTGGTTTTCAGTTCGATCCTCAAGGTTATCTGACAGGCGCAAACTATAATTTATCACCTGAGCTGAAAGCTTATCAAGACCGAGTTATGCGTCTTACAGGGCAAGGACTCAGTTTTGCTGAGCAGGCTCCTGGAATGTATGCTCCTTTGACAGGTGCTGCTGGTGGTTTGTTTAACCTTGGTCAACAGTATCTGGCTCAGTCTCCTGAGCAGGTGGCTGCTGATTATATGGCTAAGCAGCAGGCTTTGTTGGCTCCTGGGCGTGAGCGTGAGAGCGCTGCCCTAGCTAACCAACTCTATAACAAAGGCCGTACAGGGCTTTCTATCGCTCAAGGCGGTGGTCTGATGGCTGCTAACCCTGAGCAAGCTGCATTGGCTAACGCTCGTGCTATGCAGGATCTTCAGCTAGCCGCTAACGCTACTCAGGCTGGTCAACAGAACGTAGCCTTTGGTGCTGGTTTGTTTAACACTGGTTCTGGGTTGCTAGGTGCTTATGGTCAAGGATTGACTGGCGCTTATGCACCGTTTACGGCTGGCTTAGGTGTGGGTCAAAGCCTTGAGCAGTTGGGGCAATCTCCGTTGGACATCGGTGCTCAGTTGGGTGGTCGTAGCGCTACAGCAGGTGCTAACATGGGACAATCATTGTTGTCTAGTGGATTGAATGCTGCTCGTACCGCTCAGGCTGGAAATGCTTATAACCCGCTGGGTGCCGCACTGCAAGGCTTTGGAAGCAATCCTATGCTGGCACGAAGCATATGGAATAATCCTTCCTACAACGCTTTGAATAACTCTTATTACAGCCAGTTCGGTATCACTCCCGATAACGCTGCAATAGCAATCTAAGGAGCACTAATGGCTACTGATATTGTTCAAGGCTTGTTTGGCCTTACCCCTGAAACTTATCAAGCAGACCAAACACGACAGGCTCAAGCTGAGGCTTTTCGGTTTGCTCAGTTGGATCCTTTCCAGCAGGCTAACTATGGTCTGTACATGGGTGGTCGTCAGCTTGGTGGTGTTGTAGGTCAGGCTCTAGGTGCTCAAGATCCCACGCTTCAACGGATTAGTCAGACACAATCTCTGTTGAAGTCTATTGATCCTTCTGACCCTCGCTCACTTGCGGCAGGCATTCAAGCAGCTTCTCAGTTTAACCCTCAGTTGGCTCTGTCTCTGAGTGATTCTCTGCAAAAGCTTCAGAAGAACCAAGCAGATATTTTAAAATCTCAGCGTGAGTCTCTTTCCACTGAACAAAAAAATGCAGCGGCTTTGGCTGATTCTTCTGGTGCTGAGCGTGGTTCTGAAGCATGGGCTCAAGAATACAATAAAGCACTAAAAGGACTGACAACTAAAAAGCCTGGAGAAGCTACGCTTAAGGCTCAAGCCATTGTAGAGGCTCGTCAAGCTGTCAGAAACACTCAAGAGGGTACGCCTGAAAGACTACAAGCTGAAGATATGCTCCGAGCACTTCAGATGGACAAGTACGACATTACTGAAATCGGTGTTCCTGGTAATCCTTCGCTTGTTCAGAAAGTTTTTGTTGATAAATTTGATCCTACCGCTAAACCTATTCCTTTTGGTGGCCCGATGGATCGTTATACATCTAAACAAAACATTGGTGTATCTACTGTAGATAAAGAAAGCAATCTCCGTAAAGATTTCAATACGGAAACTCAGGACATTACCAAAGTAATCTCTACTGCTGGACGTATTGAGAAACTGTTGAACATGGGTTCTTTGGGTGAAACCATTGCTCAGAAACAATTTGCTAAACTGGCAGGTGATAACAACATTTCTAACCGAGATGTGGAAGCTCTTGCTAACTTTGGTGATCTTGGTCAGCGTTTGGCTGGTACTTTGAGCCGCTTCTTTGAGGGTACTTACTCTGAGTCTCAACGTCAGGAAGCTCTTAAGTTGGTTAAAGAACTTAATGCTTCTAGTAGGAACCAGTATACTCAGAAACAACAACAATATCGTGGTCGGGCTGAAGCAGAGAATCTTCCTGCTAAAACAGTATCCTTTATTGCTCCTGATCTTCCGTCAGAAGTTCGTCCTTCTGCGCCTTTGCCGCCTGAAGGTACTAAACTTAAGAACAAGAAAACTGGTAAAATTGAGATTGTACAAGGCGGTAAACTCGTTCCTTTCACGGAGTAATTAATGGCTGAAAACTACAATCCAGACGATTATGAGGTCGTAAGTGACACTACGACTATGTCTAATGCAGAGATCCTCAGGCAACGTGCTCTGAGGGGCTTAGCAGCTCCTTTGAGTGCTGCTGCTGGCCCTGGTATGGGCTTTGCTCAAGCAGCCACTGGTTTTGCTCCTTTGGCTATGGGTACGCCTGCGGCTGCTCCTACGGCTACTGAGATCACTGAAGCCACCAACAAAGCCCGTCAAGCAATGGGGATGACCACAGGTGCTTTGCCTGAGCGTGGTCTGTTTATGAACCTTGCTGGCGCAGCTCTAGAGGAAGGTTTGAATCCTTACAACTACTTAATTCCTGGCGCTAGCCGATTGACTACCTTAGCCACTCCTGCGGCTACTGCTGTGTCTGCTGAGCTAGGCGGTGAGGTAGGTAAAAACATCACTGGAGGTGAAGGGGGTCGAACTGTTGGTTCTTTGATCGGTGGGTTGGTTAACCCTGCTGTTTTGGCAGAGGCTGGTCTAAATCAGATCACTGCTGCCCGTTCATTGAACCCTGACAAGATTAATACTCTTGTTAAAGAGTTTGGCGACCAGAAAGCAGCCTTGATGATTGCTTCAGCATATACTGCTGATCCACAACTCAAGCAGAAACTCCTACGAGCTGCTGAACTGCAAGAAGCAACCGGAATTAAGATTCCTTTGTTGTCGGCTGCTGATAATAATGTTCTGACTCAGACTGCACGTAGCTTGTCTGCTCGTGACCTTGGTTTTCAGGCTAAGTATGCTCAACTAGAGCAAGAAGCTGCTGCTCAGTTGGCTAATCGTCAAGCTAAGATCTTTGGGTCTGTGTCTGAAGCTAAAATGGCTAATGCCCTTGGAGCACCAACTAAGGTTACTCCCGCTGTCGAACAACGTGTTAAGTCTTTGACTGAGCAACTGGCTGATCTGGGTTTAGCTTTCGAGCGTTCAGAGTTCCAAGACATTGGTAATAAGCTCCGTAATCTGGTAACAGCAAAAGAAAGCCAGGTTCGGGGTGAACTGAACAAGAAATATGATGCTGTTATTAATGCCGCAGAAGATCAAGGCTATAAGGTTTCCTCTCAAGAGACTGGTAATCTGTTTAACTTTATCAATCAAGAACAGAATGATGATATTTTTAAACGATTCCCTGGTCTTTATCCTCTGGTTAAAGCACGTTTCCGTCCTCAAGAGACTGAAGCTGGCGCTCTGATTAATCCTTTGACAAACCAACCTTATGTGGCTGCGGGTAAACAGTTCCCTGAGGCTTCCATGAAGGATCTGGACAGCCTTAAACGTGCTGTTAACCTTGCTATTCGCAACGCTGGTGATGAACAACTGCCTACCTTGATGGAACTTAAGAAGCAGGTTGGTCAAGTGATTGACAATATGCCTGATGGTCTGGGAGATGCTTATAAGGCTGTTGATAAGGAATTCTATTCACGTATTGGTGTCCCTTACGGTGCTAAGACTGTCGAAGACATTAAGTATAAGGACTTTGTTGAGCAAGGTATTCCTGCTTTGACAAAGAACCGTACAGCATTGACAGATTATATTGCTAGTGTGGATAAAGACACAGCAATGCCTATTATTAAAGACGCTTTCTTTGCTGACGCTACTCGTTACGGTGTTGTAAAAGATGGTGTTCTTGACCCTAAGAAGCTGGCTCGTTATATTGAACTGAATAAAGACACTTTGAGCGCAGTTCCTGATATTAAACGAGAGTTGCAGAACCTTTCCGGTGATGGTCTTGAATTGACTTCTACTATTGCTAAACTGAATAAACTAAAAGTTGTTCAAGATGCTCAAGACAGTGCTAAGATTTTTGAGAGATTCAGTAACGCTGGTGTGGATGGGGTTGCTGCTTCTTTCTTGACCAGTCCTGAGTTCCGTAAACAGTTCTTGTCTCCAGGCGGAGCAGGTAACAATAAAGCTGCTATTGATACTCTCAGAGCTAAGCTGACTGAAAGTGTGATGAATTCTCCTAATCCGGTTGAGTTCTTGGCACAGAATAGAGAAGCTTATGATAAGTTGTTTGCTCTTCGTGGCCCATCAGGAACTAGCACACAGGCTTACTCCAAGGCTTTGAGTGACTTGGCTGAAGTGGCTAACAGCTTGCAAACTAAGTTGTTTATCAACACTCCTCTAAAGACCATTCAGCGTACAGGGCTTGAAGAAGCCACTGGCGTGTCTCCGGCGGGTTTGGTGTCGGTTATTCGTGATCGTGTGGCAGGAACCACATACAAGGCGATTAACCTGCTTAGCCGATTCTATGTTAACCAAGTAGATAGCACCACTAAAGAAGAACTTGGTCGCTTCCTGTCTGATCCTGAGGCTGTACGTAACGTGGCAGCATCCTTGAAGAAGTTGGATGCTTTGGATCTGAGTGGAACAAGCGCTCGTGCCAATAAACTGGCTAAAGACCTCCTTGGAGGTGTTGCTCATACTTTGGTGCGTAGAGGTGTGGTTGTTGGGGATGTTGTTGGTCAAGAACAGCCAGCACCTATGACTGCACCTGCTGAGTACAATCCTGGCGATTACGAAGTTGTGCAATAAGGTGTGGATCCTCTAACTCTTCTGGCTATGGCTAATACAGCCGTAGCAGCAGTCAAGAAAGGTTGTCAGCTCTATAAGGACATGAAGGGAGCTGCTGGTAACGTCAAAGAGATACTTGATGACATTAACAAGCAGTTTGCAGGCAAGAAAGTCTCTAAAGAGCAGGCACAGAAGATAGAAGAGAAAAAGGCAGAGGTCAAGGCTGCGGCCTCTGCTGATCCTAATGACGTTATTGGTAGGATTGGAGAGAACCTAGGTAACTTCTTCGATGCTTTTGACAAGATTGAACAAGCATTCTGGGAAGAAGAACGTAAAGCCAAAGCGGTTTATTCTGGTAATGAGTCGTTAGGCAAGAGAGCACTCAACCGAGTTCTTATTCGTACAAATCTAGAACGAATGCACGCAGAGATCCGCAAGGAGATGACCTGGAACACTCCTCAAGAGCTGGGAGATCTCTGGAGTAGGTTTGAGAAGATGCGTGAGCAGATGATACAGGAGCAGGAGATAGCCAGAGAGAATCAACGCATTAAAGACCAACAGACAGCCTTCCGTAAGCGGGAGTTCATCAGCTTTATTGAGAATCAGGTGATATGGGCCGTGGCACTCCTAATAATTACAATATTCCTCAGCCTGTTATTGTGGTCGATAAAGCTACACAACGAAGGCTTACTTCGGCTATGGTTGGCTTAATTGCATCATGGTTGGTTATATTGGCTTTAGTGGTGACTCTGGGATTCCTGTATACAGAGATTCAGATTGCCAAAGGTTCAAATACTTATAAAGACAAAAGAATTCAGGCTCTTAAACATCAATACGAACAAGTTTGTCGAAAGGAAGACTAATGTTGACTCTACTATCTACCCTCATCTCTTTCCTCATGGGAGGTTTGCCTAAGCTTCTGGATTTCTTCCAGGATCGTTCAGACAAGAAACACGAGCTTCAGCTTGCACAGATGCAGACTGAGCGAGAACTACAGATGCTTGAGAAGGGCTACGCTGCTCAGGCTAAGGTGGAGGAAATACGCTTAGACGAGATTAAAACCTCTAGTTCTGCTGAGACTAGCCAAGCCATCATTGGTGCTCAGCAGGCTGAGATGCAGGCCATCTATGCCCACGATATGAGCTTAAATGAGGGCACTTCTCAGTGGGTGAAGAACGCTCGTGCACTCGTGAGGCCTCTGATTACCTATGGTTTCTTCCTGTTGTTGGTCTTGATTGATTTAGGTCTGTTTATCCACGGCTACAAAAGCGGTGCATCCTTTGTTGAAATGAGCGAGCAATTATGGGATAATGACACCCAAGCGTTGTTCGCATCCATCATTGCATTCCACTTTGGTGGTCGGGCTTTTGGAAAATGATTAGCGATAAAGCTATTGAGATGATTAAGCACCATGAAGGAGTCAGACA